TCACGTTTCATCTCAATAGCTAAGCCATGGAAGACATCACGAGGCTCATAGATAAAAATATCAGGAAAGCCTTTAACATATCCTGTGCGCTTCATCTTAACTGCCTGCTTCATGGAAGTTCTCACCCCTCCAGCTGAAGCACAGTAAAGAAGTCTCGGATATTGAGCGTTAATGTAGTTAATAACAGCCTCTTGTATTAAGGCTTCCTCATTCTTCATGACTCAAAATTAGTCTATTAACTTAACTGTATTAAACATCTTGTTAACATACTTATTCACATAGCATTAAGCACCATATCTTTGGGCTATGAATTTGCTTTTGGTTTAGCAATGATTATTGATTTTCTGAGATAGGCTTGCAAACGTGCAGGCCTATTTTAGTTTATACTTTTTTGCGTATAATTTTCAGAAAAATTTATGCAAGTAATTCGGCTGTGCTACGAATTGATGTAGATTATTTTACACAAAATGCACATTAAAGTGTGCAATATCCCTCATAAAGCACATTTTAATATAATAAAGTGTGCTAAATAACACTTTAATCAGATAAAAGCGTACTTAGTATAATTTCTATTGAGCTCAAAGAATGCTCGCATCATTATAGCATCTGCTATATCGGGAGATATTCCACCGGTGCGCTGGCTGATAGTATCTTTTGATGTTACTCTTAGCTTACCTTCCTTATCAGGATCTACTCTTCGAATAAGCTCAAGCTCTTTCACTATATCCTCTTGCCATTTAATAGGTAGCGTTATCTCATTCTTATCTATTAGCTCACCAAGTCTAAAATAACAATCTGCTTTTAAGTTCATGTATTGAGTGCCTCTCACAGCTTTACTACCATTCATAAATTCTCTGCATCTAAGGCTATCTACAAGGCCACCGCCTACCCCATCAGCATCGGCAAGCACATTAGATAGCCTAATACTATACTGATTCATTAAGCGCTGTATCTCTGCCTTTACTTCATCTTGCCTCTTCTGCCTAAGCACTACTATATCAATACAGCTCAATCCTTTCCATACGCAAAGCACTGTTCTATCTTTACCAAGTCGCGCTATATCGGCTGTGATATATCCCTCACCTACGTTCATAGGCTCTCTAAAGCAGCGCATCAGCTCATCATAAAGATAAAGTCTATCACTGCTATTATCAAATTCCCAGTCTCCTTCTAAAAGTCTCTTTCTATCTGCTTCGGGTAATCGACTAAGGCTTGTAACGTAGGCTTCAGGTAGGTACAAATTGTCCCCAGGTAGAGCTTGTACGAAAGCAAGGTGCTCAGGCAGATTCTGATTCTTGTAAGGTAAATAGAATTGGTTGTATATCCATCCCTTAGAAGGATTGCAAGTGAGTAATATCTTAGGCTTAAGATTAAACTCATTCAGTTTATATCTGATACGTGAGCATACTACGCTATAAGCCTTCTCACTTATCTCAGTAGCTTCATCTAAAAATACATCAGTAAGCTCAAGGCCTCCTAAGTCTTGAAAGTGCGGATCTGATGGATATAAAAACAAATCGGCTAAGATTATCTCTGAGCCATTGCTGAACTTAATGATATGGCTCTGCTGATTATAGCTGTAATCCTCCCCTGCTCTTAAGCCTATATCAGCTGCTACCTGAAAAAATGTATTCATAGTAGTTTTCTTAAGAGTATCTAACTTAGCTCTGCCTATCAGTGATCGTGTACCTGGATACTTTAGGCGTCTAAGTATCTGCCACATGCAGCCTAACATAGTTTTGCCACCGCCTGCAGCTCCTCCGTAAAGTATAGTTTCTACTTGTGAATCTGCTGATAAGAATTTAAGTGCCTCGCTTTGCCTTGTTAGTGGCTTAAAATTGTAGTTTATTTGTCTCTCCATTGCACAAAATTAGGTACAATGATGTGAGTATCAACAGGTTTCTTAATTCTTTCTAAGTTTAATTCTAATAGGTAAGCACCCAAAGGTTTAGGAGGTCTCATACGCTCTACGTGAAAGCCCATAAAGCCCTCATCATACTCTTCTTTATAACTTGCTGTTCTAATGTGATGCACATATCTCATGTTAATTCTATAGCCACTATTATTAGCAAAGCACAATTCTTCTACCATATCGGCATGGTGATAAAGCTCGTGAACGTGTCCGCTCCAAATGCAATCAGCGCCATCAATCATAACACCCATACGGTTATTCTGAATTACTCCCTTAGTAACTACACCACCGCCACCACTACCATGATAATACTTTGTCTTAAATACAAAATTGCTGGCTTTACCCTTGCTAACGCGATGTACCCACCACCCGCCATAGCCACCTACTAACACATTGCTGCCTGCTTCTCGATTAAGGCCACTAACAAATCTCTCTATTAAATCGGTCTCACAGTTCTTAGTTATAGCCGTCTCATGATTACCATAGCCCACAAATACCATCAGGTGAGCGTAAGGTTTAAACCAATCTATAGCAGTGTTAACTAATGCATCTAAGTAGTTAGCCACGTTGTGCTCCGGCAAGATATCATTCTTACTCCTGCGAGGATCGTACTTGCCCTGCATAGCACAGAATAAATCACCATTCACAGCAAAGTAGATGTTTTGTTCTAAGCACTTATCTAAGTGAGCTTTAAGTAGCTTCCTGTCGCAGTGAGGATTATCCCAGTGTAGGTCTGACATCATGAGGAACTTATCCCCACTCTTGCACGTTGTTATTATGACATTTCTACCCTCGCGATATGATGTAATCATTTGTAATTATATTAGATTTAAGCTCTTGAAAGTGCTTCTTAAATTCATTGTAAGGCACATCTATGACTATTCCGTTATCAATGCCCTGCATGAGTGCTAAGGTGCGCTGACCTACGTAATAAGTGCCATCACTTCTGAACTCTACTTCAGCTTGAATGCCTACGCACTTGCGAGCATCAAACATAAAAGGTACGTTATCGGCATAGGTAGCCTCCATGCCTATCTCATCCGAGTAGTTCCACTGTACTACGTATGTGCTGCATAGTTCAGGCAGCAGTTTAGCATTTAAATCTACTACTTTTTTTTTCTTCTTAAATAGATTCATGTGCTTTAGATTAATAAAAAAGCCCAGCGTTATGCTGAGCTCTCTTATTAGATAGTGGAAAAAATGGTTAAAATAAACTAAGTTGTGGTTTAATAGCGATCTCTTTACCTGGTATTGGTATCTCACCCATTGCTATAAGAATGCCGTCAAAGCGGCCATTAAAGTTAGATGTAATTAAAGCTTGTTTCATCTCTGATTTAACCAATGCTATAGCCTCTTCTTTCGTTGCGCTAACATCTTCCTCTTCCCAAGATAAAGGCCTGGTAATGCTTGTGCTTATACCTTGGATGTGATATGTGCGAGCATAGCCATTTTTATTCTTAGCTATTTCATAGTTAGCTAAAACTCCATCTGCTTTATACCACATCGTATCTCCATTAGTACAGTTGCCATCTTCATTATAGATATACTTGCTCATATCTTCTCCTCCCGAATCTCTATTCTAAACAAGTCTTTAAGTATCTCTATCTCATGATCTTTAAAGTTGCTTATGCCCTGTTCTCTAAGGCAGTAATTAGACTGCTCTATGCCTAATTTATACGCGAGATATTCTTGGCTGTAGCCGTAAAAAAGCCTATAGCATTTAATGCTTCTGTGAAATGATATCATTCTTTCTCTTTGTTAATTTGTTTAATTATATCAATGTAAATTAATCTACTCAGCTCTATCTTTTGCAAGCCATCGAATTCAGCCTGCGCAGATTCACCTAAGATAACTTTGTTAGATGCCTTGAATTTAGCCTCTACCTTTTGCTTGGCAATATCTTCAAAGCGTGCCCATACTTCGGGTGCCCACATAGATTTCTTATAGATGCCACTCTTAAATAGGCGCTGGCAGTTGTAAGGTGCAGATATTTCTACCCAAATTTCTTTACGCTGATTCCATCTATCTACGTCAGCGTGCAGGACATTTAAAGGATCAGTAGGCTCAGGTCTTTTTATCTCAGCTTCCGGTAAGATGAGCGCCTTATTCAGCTCTCTCCATACCTTAGCCTTATACTCTTCATAGCGTTTCAATACATCAGCCATAAATGAGATGCTGAATAGGTTAAAAGC